TTGGAATTGCTGAGGCTCTTGGACTTGTAGAGGCTGTTGGAATTGCTGAGGCTCTTGGACTTGTAGAGGCTGTTGGAATTGCTGAGGCTCTTGGACTTGTAGAGGCTGTTGGAATAGCTGAGGATAGAAATATTCATAATATACATATTGAGGTTGTTGAATATATTGAGGTTGTTGAGGATAATAATAATTCATTGATGTTATTATTAACGTCGTAAATCTTTATATAATTATTACATTATTATTGTATTTATCACAAATTCTTTTTAACATAATATATTCATTTTTATTATTAAATAATGCAGGTAATATATATATATTAATATTTTTAGATTCTAAACATATATCTATAATTTTATCAATATCATTAATAATAGTAATAGATGATTTTTTTGATATAAATTCGTCTATAATTTTTTTTTCAATTTTATAATTACATATATCATAATAAAAAAACTCTTTATTTATATTCATACTTGGATTACCTTCAACATTGTTTTCTGTGTTTTCATCTTTTATACAATTATTTTTACTTACTTTGTTTACTATATTTGATAAAGTACTATTTGATTTTACCATTTCAATTAAAGATGCTTTATCAAATTTACGTTGCCCAGAATGTGTTTTATAACATTTTATTTTTTGTTGATCTCCTAGTTTTCTTAGTGTTTGAGCACACATACCTGTTAAAATAACTGCTTCCCTAATAGACACATGTTCGTTAATAATAGTATCACACATTATATTTATTAATAAAATACTATATAGATTTGTATTTTATTATTATTAATTGTTTATATCATTATGATAAGGTTTAATTATTATATTTATCGAATTGTGATAACGTAAATAATATATAATTATATCTCAATATTAAAATATATAAATATATATAAGCATTTATTAATAAAAATAAAATCTCCGCTAAAAATAGGAGGAATTATGACAAGCATGGGTTTAGACCCTATTGCCTATGGGATTATTGATAATGGAAAACAAACAGCAACAATATTAGATGCTCAAAGAGCTAATTCTGATAATATTATAAATAGTACTATAAGAGATACTAGTAAACTCACCGATACTGTTGAAAAAAACGGACATTTTTATACTCAAAATTTAAATCAAATTGGTTCAACTTTAAGAGATGTTATTGAAAGACAAGGAAATGCTGGAATTATAGCTACTGAAAAAAATGGTTCTATGATTAATAATAATATTACAGATAGAGCGTCTTTATTAAATTCGACTATTGAAAAAAATGGTTCAGGATCAATTTCAGCAACAGAAAGAGTTGGAGCAGCAATCGGTGTTGCATTAGCTGATAAAACTAATAATATAACACAATCTGTTGATAGAATTTCTGGTGAACTACATACAACTATTGAAAGAACAGCAGGTGATAATAATAATGCTATTGAAAGAACAGCTGCTACAAATCTATCAGCTATTGAACGTAATGCCGGACAACTTGGAGTTTCTATGGAAAGAACAGCTAATGCTAATATTTCAGCAACAGAAAGAACAACTGGTCAAATAGGTGCAGCTATAGAACGTTCAAATGCTAATATGAATTCTGTAGGTAATAATATATTAGGTAGTCTTGCAACCGGATTCAAAGAGAATTTGGTTGAAACACTTCGTGATTCCGGTGAAAATAAATTATTTGTTGCTACACAAGTTCAAGGATTAGATAAACAAATTGGTTCATATTTTCAACAAGGACAGCGCGATATCGGTAGATTAGAAAATGATTTATCTAAAGTTGAAAATAGTCTTGGGCGTGTTGCTGATAATCATTATGCTTCATCTCAAATTGAATTATTAAAAGCAACATCTATGTTAGATAAAAATACTGATCGTGTAGGTGCTGATTTAGCAAGACAAGGTGCTGAAAATTTTGCTAAAACTCAATTAGAAATGAGTAAATTAGAATTATCTATGGCTAAACAAGCCGCTGAAAACTATGCCGCGTCTCAAATTGAAGCTGCCAAAAATCGCATGGGTATAGAACAAAAAATTGTTGAAGTTGGAAATGATGTTAAAACTACATTACTTAAAGATGGTTTTGATACTAAACGTCTATTGGAACAACGTAATACAGAACATTTACGTGATAATTTAAATACAGAAAAAGTAATACATCAAATGGATCATCATTATGGACACGGACATCATTATGGACATGGTCATCATGGAGGTCATGGTCATCACGGTGGTCATGGTAGACATGGTCATTATGGATACGATTATGGTGATTATCCATATATAATAAATGATTTAAGACAAAATTATAATAATCGCGATGAAAGGCGTCGCAGAGATGATGACAATGGTAGAGGCGGTGGTGGTGATTGAATAAATAGATATTCATTATTAGAATTTGATAATGATGAAGCATATTCTAAAATAATATTTAGTAATAGAAAAAATAACTCTATTATTCCAATAACCTCTAATATTATATATAATTCTATTACAAGTAATTTATATATAGATAATATTACAAGTAATTTATATATAGATAATATTACAAGTAATTTATACAACACAACCTCTAATATTTATCACATAACTTCTAATTTGGACAATATTAGCTCCAATATATACAACATAACATCTAATATAACTATAAATGGTAACCAAAAATCATAAAAATATTATTTTTTTATAAAATATATTATTTTCATTATAAAAGAAAAAATATTTATATAAATTAGAATAGAAAAATGGATTATTTATTTAATGCACAAATACAAAGAAATAAAGATATAAAAAATGCAAAGACATATAAACAACTTCGTAAAGAAAAACTTGGTAATGTTGAAAGAATTATTTATGTAAAAGAATTTAAAAAAGTTTCTAATAATGGTCGTTCATCTCCTGTTTTTGAAAAAAAAGAATATGTAAGACATAATGGTAAATATATACAATTAGATAATTATAAAAAATTAATGAATATTAAATCTTCGTCAAGATCTTCATTAAAATCTTCATCAAGATCTTCTTTAGTTTCTGGTAAAGAATGTAAAACAGATTGTAAAAAAATAAATAAAATTTGCAATAAAACTACTGGTAGATGCAATAAAATAAAAAAAGTTTCATTAAATAATAATAAAACTTGTAAAAAAGACTGTGCTTCTATAAATAAAATTTGTAATAAAAATACAGGAAGATGTAACAAATATTAAATAAAAATTGATATTATATAAATAATATTATCATATTCATAATGACTTTATTAGAAACTATTAAAATGATTGATTATAAATTTTGCAAAGGTCTAGAATATGAAAAATTTGTTTTAGAAAAACTATATAGATATTATGATATTAAAGATGCTTATTTGTGGAAACATGTTCCTTATAATTTATTAGTTGAAGCTAATATAATAGTAAATGATGACAATTATACAATAAAACAACGTTATAAGATGCATAACAGAAATTATAATGTTCTTTTAGATACTGGTATAGATATTATTTGTAAACTTAATAATGGTGATATAATTTTAGTACAATGTAAGGCATATACAAATAGTATTGTTAGTCAAAAACATCTTAGTGGTTTTTATAGAACGTTATTAGATTCAATTATTTTTAACAATAACCATAATAGAAAATATAATATTACTGGTTTAATAGTTCATACTACCTCTATATCTGATATTATTACATCATCTTATTGTTATAATCAGCAAATTATTAGAGATTTATATATTCCTATGGAATATGAAGAAGACCAAGTTATCTCTACAAATAAACTAAAAGGCTATAAGGATATTACTCTTTATATAAATACTATTTTCTTTCTAATAAATATTGCATTATTTTTATATAAAAAATAATTACTAATATAAGTTAATAAATGATTGATATCATTCTATCTTTTATAATGGTATTTTTTTCAACTATGATTATTCTAACATTCTAACATAGAAACTAATAATATAAATATTATATAAAAAATGAATATTATATCATATTTATATTATATAACAAAAAATCTGATGTGGAAAAATTATTTTACTCATAAGAGTTTTTCTAATAAAATTTTATTATCTATAGATTATATTAGTTCATCATATATTTCTGAAGAAAACCATATAACTTTAAAAAATTCTATTGATTTTTTTGAAGATGATACAAATATTGGCAAAAGTATTATATATGATTGTTGTAAAATATTTAAAAAAATAATTAATTATGATAAGAATATTATCATAAAAAAATCAGATAATAATAAAGCCATATATTTTATAGTTAATAATATATTATATCAGTATTTTATAAAATCATATGAAAATGATATACTATCTGGTAGATTATATAGAATAAATATATATAATAATGAAAAACTAGATTATTTATATATTAGTAATAATATTAGATATTTAGTTCTAAAGGATAAAAAGTATATTAAATATGTTATTAGCAACTAAGAATAAAATTTAGAAAAGTTCATATATTTTTAGGTAAATATCTATTATCCTCTGTTTTTATCTTTATATCTAATACCTATCGGCAAAATATCTTGGAGCATCTACTTTATAAATAGTAGCAGTAAATGTACGTCCTTTATAAATTTCTACATTAATTTTATCACCATTATATACTTCTCTGCATCCAATATCATCCTCACAATTATTATTATCTTTTGTTATAGGTAGTCTCATCATATTATTTTTATCAGTAGCGGTATAGTAATTAAAACGATCACTGCGATTACCTATTTTTCTACTAAATAAAGGTAATACTAAAGGGTCTTTATCTGTTTCATCAGATGTTAAAATACCTATTTGCTGATAATCGGTATTGTTATATGACGGTAATTTATTAGGATATACTGGTGGCATTTTTTGTTGTTCAGGAAGAGATGACTGCTGTTCTTTAATTACAATAACATTGTCTTTGGGTTTTTCTACAACAACATTAATATTTTTCATATAATAAACATAATAAGATACTAGCCCTATTAAAATCATTAATAATAATATTATTATTATATATAAACTATTATTTATTAGTTTTTTATACATTTATTGTACTCTATTAGGAAGAGTACATAATTTTATTTTTATAAATTTTTAAAATAGTTTAATATATTTTGCAAATTATTTAAATTATGTACTCTTTTTAACTAAACTAAACGTAAATAATAATAATCCTATAATAAAATATACATAAGGTATGTTTTTACACCACATCCTACCTGCTGATGAAGCTCTATAATAGTTATTATAGGATATTATAAAAGAACCAACAAATATTATTATTAACAATATATTATACGGATATACAATATGATTATATGTAAGAAGTGATATTACCAATATGTAAAGAAACCCCCAATAATTTCGCCCTATCTTTTCATGAGATGTCCATTCCCAGTAAAGTCCTGGATAAGAAATTTCATTAACAAGAGTATAATTTATATTTTTCCAATGATATATAACAAATGATATAGAAACTATTAAATAAATTATTAATAATATTTTTTCAATTGTAAATAACCCTTTTTTCCCAATATATATAATACATAAAGCCCATAATATTGGATGTAGTAAAACAGTAAATACAGCTATTTTAGTAAAATAAAAGTTAATATCATTTTTATAAGGGTTTATCCAAAAAATATAATCATAAAATTGCATAATATAGACAAATAAATTAAAAATAGCTAATTCTGGTATTGTATTATATAATAATGCGGATCCTAAAATACCATAAGTAAGTGCTTTTAAAGAAGCATTAGAATCATAGCACATTTAAATAGTTATTCTAAAAAGAGTACATAATTTATTTTATTTGCAAAATATATTAAACTATTCTTAAAATTTATAAAAATAAAATTATGTACTCTTTTTAATTTGAAATAGCTGTTATAACAAATATATAAAAGAAAAATAGAAGTAATAAAATATCATATGGTAAAAATCTTACAAAATAAGCTGCTATTGTCCATGCTAAAATATAAATACTATCACTAAATAAAGCATTTATTTTAGCATTATTCCCGTAATCTATAAAAAATTTTACCCATTTATTTCTATAATTTTGCGGTAATGATACTAATATATAATAGAATATTATACCGATTATATTTTGAACTATTAAAAGAATAAAAAAGAAATATAAAAATCTTTTTTCAAATCCAATTATATCTTTAAAAAAATATTCATGTATTCTATAAGAAATTAATATTGCTATTATAAAATAAAAAGCGTCTGTAACAATAACAGTTATTGGATTAAATTCTTTAAATCCATACCATCTTTGAAAAAATCCATTTCCACCCATATTTACATATATTTCTCTTATTGGAAATTCTATTATAAAAAAAGCCACTATCCATACAGCTATAGTTTCTAAACTAAAACGTGTTATATCAATCATTATTCTATTATAATGAATACATATATTTAATCAGCATATATAAAACCCATATCATCTCTATCTAAAATATCATCATCATTATCTTCATCTTGTCCCATAGCATACTCATTTTCACCTTCTTCTACTTCATCTCCTTCATATATTTCATCTTGTTGTTTCAATTCTTCTTCTTCTAATTCTCTAAAATGAATATCTGCTTCATTATCATTACCTATTTCATCATCCATAATTTCTTCAATATCTTCATTGTCATATTGTTGTTTTTGTAATTCAACTACCTTTTCAACACTCATTAAATTATTTTTAATACCAGCTTTTTTTAATGCTGAAATTAAATTATTTTCTTCAACAGATTTATTATTTAATATTGATAATTTAACTTGTTTATTTCTCTCTCTCATAGTATTAATAAAAGCTGTATTTTCTTCAAAAGATAAAAATTTAGAATTTTTTATACTATTTAAAACCTTACTATATAATTTACCAGCATTTTCCTCTATGAAATTTGTTTTAACTTCTATAATTGGTATTAAAATATTTCCTGTAGTATTTTCTGGATTACATGGTAAACATAATGCTCTTGCTACAACATAAGCATTTATTCTATCAATATCAACTCTATTATCTTCTGTTTTTACCTTATTTAAAGTATGTAAATCTACTAAAATTTCTCTTATAGATTCAATCGCTTTTTTTAGTAATAGATCAGTATTTTCATCATCTGTCTTATTATTTAATACTTTTATAATATTTAATAAAAGAGTATTATAATATATCTTTGATGGTACAAATAATGTTAATAAATCTCCTGATTTTTTAGCAGTTTTTTCTAAAATTTCTATATATTTTTTAATATAATCAAGAGCACTTCTTGTATTATTTTTAAAAGAATCTATAATATCATCAGGTAATAATGCATTTTTAGTCTTCATATTATCAAGCCATTTTATCACATCTTGAGATTCTATTTTAGTTATACTATCTATTTTTTTTATATATTTAATATAATTATCTTCTTCAATATCATATGTTTTTTTAGTATCAATTATAATAGGTATATAACGAATTAATCTATCTTTATTCGTCTCTTTACGTTTAGCAAATTGTTTTTTAAATTGTATTAAATCATTTCTAGAATTATTGACAAAATCGCTATCAGGTTTAAAATCTTTTGTAAGTTTTTGTAAACAACATCCTAATAAATATTTATGTATTTTTTTATAATTAACACCAGGCGAATATAAAAGTGCATCAATATAATCAAAAGAAATCTTATCAAATTTCTTATTTTTGTAATTTTCTATTAATTTTTCTTGTGCTATTATACCATATTCAATCTTCTTTTTAGATATTTTATCTGTATATTTCTTTTTAAGATTATCTAATAAATCACTATATCTATCATTAATTAATTCTATAATATCATTATATATAATTACATTATTATAATCATTTTTATCTTCTATATAATCTTTCATTATATTTACTAAATATGGTGCCACACCATTAACTGTCTTTTCTTTATATAAAGGTTCTCCATATAAAAACCATTTTTCAATATAAACAGGATTGAGTTTATTATTATCAATATCTAATCCATCATTAACAATTTTAGATTGTATATCCATAATCCACCATGCTATACTGCTATTTAATACATCATTTATAATGTCACTATATTCTTTATTAGCATTCTTTATAAGATTATTTATTTCAGAACCCATATTTAAATCTATCAAATGTATATTAACAGGTTTTATTTTAGCAATATTATTTATTGTTTCATAATCTATATTTATTTGTTTTTCTATAAATATACTATTTATAATATTGTATTTTGTGCTTGCTCCTCTAAAATATATATATAATTCACTTGATAATAATTCATAATCTATTTCTATACCTGCTATTTTACTTATTCTATAAAATATTGGTAATACTATTTTAAGTATTTCTATAAATCCTACATCATTTTTATAAGCAAGTGTTAGCCAATATTTCTCTAAATATTTATTAATTAATGTATTATCACTTATATCAATAGTATTTTCTCCTTCGTCTACATATTCATTATCAAATTCTAATTCTTCAAAAGTATCTATTTCCATATTTCTTAATGTAATTGGTAATCCTTCATAATCTTCTTCATTATTTCCAAGTATAATTTCTTTCATTTCATTATAAATATTTACAAAAAGCTTTTCATTAATATTATCATCATAGTTTTTAATATTATGTTTTGAATATTCAAAATCTGCTTTAATATTTTCAAAATCTTCTAGTATTTCTTTTAAATTATCTTTAATTTCTAAATATATTGCTATTGTATTAATATTTTTATCAATATTTTCAAAATCTTTAACTGCTTTAATATTTTCTATTATTTGTTCAATACTTATAGTATCATTGCTAATATTTGTAACAATATCATCAATATTATCATATAATAATTTAGGTTTTTGTAAAAGATTGCTATTTATACGTTTATCATCTAATGCTATTTTAAGACTTACTAATAAATCTCTTGTTTTATCTGTTAAATTTAATAAATTAAAAGTTTTAGAAAGTTTATCAAAAAAAGTTAGCTTATTGTTGATAATATCAATCTTCTTGTTTTTGATTGGTTTATAAACATTTTTTCTTTCTTTTTCATTTTTAATTAGCTTATTCATGTAATCATATAATATGTCAAAATCTTTTTTATTTATAAAATCCATAGAATATCCATAACGATTTAAAAAATTATTTAAATTGTTATAATCTAAATCAAATGAATCGGGAATATCATTTATAATTGTTTGTATAGATGGTCTAGTATTTTTTATTAATTTATTAATATTTGT